GACAATACAGACAATACAGAGCCTTCTATAAAATGTCATAATAACATGAAATTTATAGATATTGTCGTAGGATTTATAAAAGAACAGAAAACTCTTTTTTTTATTTATTTTCTTATATTGTTAACTCTACCTATTAAAGATATTATATTTCCACGCCTTATTGGAAATTTATATTCTTCTATTAAAGAAGGAAAAGAATTTTTTACAGTTGGTGCCTGGATTATAGGTATCATTGTATTTCTACAAATTATTGGCACAGTGAGTGATTATATTGAACTTCAATTACATCCAGCAATCTATAAATATGTTCGTGTACAAATCATGAACCATTTATTTAGAATAAAAGAAACAAGTTATAGTGACGTTGAAATCGGTGTTATCATATCAAAAATGATACGTTTGCCTGGTATGATACATGCTCATATGGAGAATATAAGAGGTATTTTAATTCCATCAGCATTAACAGTTATTTTTATAACTGCTTATATTTTTTACTTAGATTGGAAATTGGGAGTACCTCTCTTACTCGTAATAGGAATCTTTCTATCTACACTATATTTATCGATAGATAAATGCGGTTTAGAAGCATTAAAGAGAGATGAGAATTTTTCACTACTTACATCAACAATGGATGATATTCTAAGAAATATGATGACAGTCATAAGTTTTGATAAAAAGGGAGAAGAGGAAGAAACTCTTAATGAAATTCACGATTCTTATGCGAAACATACACTTGATACAATGTATTGTACGTTATATTCTAAATACATTACTATACCATGTATGTTGGCATATATCTTATTTGTATGTTATTATTCCCATAGTAAAATGAAATCAAAGAAAATTACATCTGAGATTTTTGTAACATTATTAATTATGTCATTTATCATTATGGGTATTATTTTCACTATTGTAAATATTTGGAAAGATATTCTTTTCAGAGAAGGAGTTATACAAAATTCTTTAAGAACATTTGAGGAGTGTAATGTGCATCGTGAGGTTTATACAAAACCTGCTGAAAGGAAAGATACGCTGCGATTTCAGGATATTAAGTTTTCTTATATAACAACAGAAACTGAAAGACCTGTTCTAAAAGATTTTACACTTGATATACATCTGAATGAAACTACACTTTTCTTGGGCGAGATTGGTTCAGGAAAATCTACTTTAATTTCTTTAATACTTAAATATCAAACACCACAAGGTGGTGAGATTTTTTTGAAAGGTGTTCCATATTCTGATCTATCACCTTTGGAAATACGAAAACGTATTATATATATTCCACAAACACCTATTTTATTGAATCGTTCAGTCTATGACAATATTGTATATGGTATATCTCCATGTCCTTCCAAAGAAAATGTAGCCAAATTAATACGTGAAATGGAATTAGATAGATTTCTTGATAATTTACCGCTGGGTGTTGACACGAACGTTGGTGTGAATGGGAATAAATTATCTGGAGGACAGCGTCAAATTATCTGGGTTTTAAAAGCATTTCTCATAAATCCTGAAATTGTTATTATGGATGAGCCGACGGCAGCGGTTGATGAAAAAACGAAAGAAATCATTCACTATTTGTTAGAAAAAATAGTGAATAAGAAAACTGTTATTATGATTACACATGATCCTTATTTATTGAAATTCGCAAAACGCATTATTACATTAGAAAATGGAGTTGTTGTGAAAGATACACGGGGCCAAAGCCAAAGCCAAAGCCAAGAGACACTAGAAAAGAATCCATTACTCAAACAATTTCAACATCGTTTAATTAGTAGACCCTGGTAAATGTGCGGAATTTGTCAAAGCCGCTCTGGAAGCCCCACCTACAACGCGGATTTGAATTTTACTCGGATCAATAAAATCAGACACCCATTTATTTACAATTACTTTCTTGAATCCAGAAATTATTTCTGGTTGTGCAATATCTTCTATATTTGGAAATGTCTTCTTGTATTTTGCAACAACTTCGGATGGAATTGCGGGAGATATTTCCATTAATCGTTCAATTTGTTCTTTTGTTATTTTTAATATATCTTTTGCACCAATGCGCTCAGACTTCGGAAGACTTAATTCAATTGCCAATGACCTTGAAATTTTTTGGTATTGAATTCCGGAAATTCTATGTGCTTCCGTTCGTTTTGCCCATGCGAAATAAGATCCAAGAGTTGATAATATTCCCGTGAATAGACTCACAACACCTATTCCAATGGAGGATGAAATAGGATCGTTGAAGAGTGTTGTTGAAGAACCAGAAAGAAATCCATTTACAGTACTTAGTATTATAACTGGAATTGCTACCCAATTGTTCCTGAACGCGAAATATCTCTCAGATTCTGCATGCAACCATGATAATCCACCACAGCGTTCTGATTCTTGTGCTATAAGTGTTTCTAAAGAATCATTCCAACTAATTTCCTCAACTATGTCTTCAGACATCTATTAGATTAAGAAACAATAAAAATGGGCGGTCTGCCAAATGGTTTAACGCATAAGTTTATTACACATTCCATCTTTGTATTTTATATATAAGATTTTTGAAAGTTCTTCGTAAAATTGTGTAATAGATATCCCTTGAGAAAAGGTGGTTTCAATGCCAAGCAAACTAGTATATATGTGAATCATTTCACCGTCCATTCTCATTCCAGGACCATCCTTTAACACAGTCACGAGAAAATGATTCCATTCTTTGGAAAAGATAGGTTCTTCTGATAATTTCCTTTCTAAACTAGCATCGGCCAAGCAAATATAAAATTCTAGTAATCCTTTTAACAATTCTTCAGGAAACCAATCTAAAAAACGTATTTCAACACCATGGTTATAATGTTTTCTATAACTTATATCCATTCCTAATTCTTTCAAGGGGATATATGCCGAATTAGCATGATATACTTTATACCACCAAAAATCTGTTTGCGAGCCGCGGATTTCTTCTACGGGGATTGTTACAATTTTTCCAGGAGGCATTGCTTCTGTATCATATGTTCCGATTCCTATATATCTTGAAACAGCACATCGTTGTGATGCTTTTGAATATTTCTCATTTACAGAAGAGAGAGGATCTTTTGTTCCAAATACGGCGATGATAATAGGTTCGAACCATTGAATAAGACGTATAAATTTTCTGTGATTTTCTTTGAATGATTTTGTGTCAACAATACATGGTATTCCATTGCTGTCTGGTTTTCCTAAGAGTGTGGGCAATGTTATATTGATATGATAGGTGCCATTATTGAACATTGTTACATTTTTAGGGTTTGAATAAAAGATGGCAAAGCCTGGATTTACAGGTGGATACATAAGAAGACCTTTGTCTCTAAATAATTTCTTCGTTATTAAAAAATTATTTAAAGATTCTAGAAACTTTTTCTTTGAATCTCTTAATTCTTTTATTACATCAGATATTGTTGCTTTATAAAAATTCTGGGTCATAAATTCTATACTATCTCCATCAAATATACAATTTTTATGAAAGATGTCAATAAAACTTTCTTTCTTAGTGAAACAACCAGGGAAACAACCATTCCATGAAGTGGATATTGCATCCTTTTCCAATAGTTCAAAGAATGTTATTCCTTTGAAGGCTGGATTCGGTTTTGGTTGTTTTTCATAGGTTGTGGCGTGATTTCCGTGTATATCCATTTTGGTGAATGCATGGCTGTTAAAGAAATATGGCAAGGCATAGAATCCATCTGTAAAAATTTTCGCAAAATCGTTTTTATATGTGGGATAATATGTGGAATAATATTTTACACTATATCTTTCTGCAGCGTGGCAATTTCTTAAAACAGGGGCGGAAACATGAATCGGTTTTGTAAATTGTAAATATGTTTCTTCTTCTATTCCAATACCCCAATATATTTCATTTTCCTTATACATCGTTTTATATCTCATATGTTTCACAAGTTCAGTATATCCCATCTAAATGTGTTTTAAATAAAAATGATATATGTTGCCAAATACGAGGGATAGAGACATAGATTTTACATTTGGAATTATTACAGCAGGAAGCGATCATATTCAAAGAATTGTTGATAGTATTCGTAGACAAAATATTCCTAACTATGAGATTATTATTGTTGGAAATACAAATATAAGTGGAAATAATATTATAACCATTCCTTTTGATGAGTCTATTAAAAAGGGATGGATAACAAAAAAGAAAAATATTATTTCTCAGTTCGCAAAGTATGAAAATATAGTCTTTCTGCATGATTATTATGAGTTATGTGAGGGATGGTATGAGGGGTTTAAGAAATTTGGAAATACATTTCAAATTTGTGTTAATAAAATTACGAATTTACATGGAGAACGTTTTCGCGATTATGTTTTATTTAAAGGAATTCTTCCAATAGAAACAACTCTTCTTCCATATTCATACCGTCTTTCTCCCAAACTTAGTAAATTAGCATATATTTCTGGAGGATATTATGTTGTGAAACGGAATATTGCATTGAAATTTCCCCTCTTAGAAACACTATCTTGGGGGCAAGGTGAAGATGTTATTTTTTCTCAAACGCTTAGTAGAAATAATATTATTTTTGAATGTAATCAATATAGTTCTGTTCATTTGTTAAAAGAGAAAGGTACCTGTGGATTTGAAAAAGAAATGTCTGAAGAAACATTCACCATGTTATATGAATGGGCTGAAACGCACGGGGATAAATGTTTTGAAGATCAATGTAACTTTCAAAACAATTGGGTGTCACAGTTTATAAAGTAGTTATACTTTATACAAGATACAAGATACAAGCCGAAGTAAAGGTTCATATTCATCTTCAGAATCAACACTCCATGTCAAGGATAACTATATACTTTTTCTTCTTTTTATTTTTCTCATTTAAAACGCCCATTTTATATTATTAATGTTCGCTGGTATAAAAATACTGTCTTAAGCCAAACTAAAACACAACTTTGCATCTTTAGTGTCCGTTTTTAAAAAATATACTCATAATATATGAAAGTTGCTATACTGCATTGGGGAAAACTCAATAAGACTGTTTGTTTTACAGAAACATACAAATCTCATAAAAGATATATGTATGAAATATTTGATAAAAATAACATAACATATGATATTTTTATACACTCTTGGGCTGACAATATAACGGAGGGGGAATTACAGGATATTCCTATTAAAAAAATGGTATTGGATGATCAGTCTGAAGTAATTGACAATATTGATAAATGTTTTTCTGACTATTTCTACGAAGATGTGTACAAAGAAAACGGGGGGGATTCCTTAAATGAATGGATACCAGATATGGTAAAAAGATGCTTATATGGCCTTGAAAGTAAAAAAAGGGTAACTCATATTTGTAATAATGAAACAGAAGAATATGATTATGTAATTTATCTGAGGCCCGATATTGTACTAACATCTTATTTTCCTTGTGAAATATTTAATAAAATCATGAAAGACACTATTTGTGTTTTACCTGATCATTGGGGGGCAAAAGAAGTGTTTGGAATAAATAATGTTTTTGTTATTACAAGATTTGATGAATCAGAAAGATTTGGAACAATGATTGACACTGCCAAATGGTATAGAAAGAATGTAGGACGGTTGGCTGCCGAACATTTTTTTGGTTGGATAGTGAAAAATACATTTAAATATATAATAACTTGTGATACAATTCATGGAAATCTTCGAGGCGTATTTACGTTTTAGTCCACACCCTTTTTCAAAAGCGGGTACTTTATAAATTGACACAAAGTGTCCATTTATAATGTTCACGGGTCTAATAGTTGTATCTGCACAATTCTTATTCAGGAGCTTGGCTACACTATCATTATCATAGACGATATTAGTATTTTAAACGCAATTATCCGGAAAACTCTTGTTTCACGCTTTATTATATAAGATTATCTTCTTTCTATAAATATATTACATGGAACTATATATGTCTAAGTATGACTCGTTTAACAATAAAATTGTATATGATTTTAGATTAGGCGATGGTGGAATAGGTGATTGTATTAAATTTTTTATGTTTATTTTGACATCTTGTATGAAAAACAACACAAAATTATATTATTTAAAAAATAATATAGAAATTGAAAAATATATAAAATTAAGATACGATAAGATGTATATTGATGAAACACAAGCTAAAGAATTAGAGTTAGTTACATTTGTAAAACCACAAACATATTATTTTAAAAATAATTATGATTGGAGTATAAAGATCAACGATGTGTTTTACTTTACAGATGAGATACAAATAAATAGCAGAGTATTGTTTCCATTAGATATATCCAATTATATATCTATACATCTCAGATTAGGAGACAAATATCTTGAAACGGAAAAAAAGTATGTGATATGTAAAGAGGATGCACGAATCTTTTCTGAAGAAAAAATATATAAATTTATTGAAGAAAATAGCGATAAAAATATATTTTTTTGTTGCGATAATAATGAATATAAACTAAAAATCAAAGAAAAATACAATAATATTATTATAACTAATTGTGATATAGGACATACTAGTTTTTCCAACACTACAACTAAACAAATTTTAGATGGAATAACTGAGTTTTATATATTGACAAAATCAGAAATGATTTATACTGTTTCCAATAATAATCAATCCGATTATTCTGGATTTTCCTTAATTGCATCAAAATTTAATAATATCCCATTAATAAATTAACTATTTTTCACATTAGTTTGATCTGAATGCTGGAATGAAATAACCTGTGGTATAAAGGTGATTTCTATCTTAACATTATATAAATGAACGTTATTTATTGTTTTTGGACTGGGAATAATGAAATGAGCACCAATAGAAAAATATGTCTAGAACAACTTAAAAAAACTTCAGATTGTGAAGTAATTTTAGTAACCACAGAAAATTTACAACAATATATACTTCCAGAAAATCCTTTACACCCAGCATATGAATTTCTTTCTGAAACTCACAAAGCCGATTATTTGCGAACTTATTTTATGAATTTTCATGGTGGTGGGTATAGTGATATAAAAAAAACAACAGGAAGTTGGAAAAAGGCATTTGTTGATTTAAATAATGACTCTAATTATTGGATTTGTGGTTATCCCGAAATTTTTGGCGGGGTAGCATATGTAGGAGGTAATTGGAAAGAGTTGATTGGAAATGGTGCTTATATTTCTAAACCCAACACACCTTTAACAAACGAATGGTATAACGAAATGATAGCACTATTAGAAAAAAAATTACCAGAACTAAAGTTGAATCCTTCTAAAGACCCACAAGATTGCAAGGAAAAATCAAATTACCCAATTGAATGGAATGAAATGTTGGGGCGAATTTTTCACAAGGTTGCAACTAAATATAAAAGCCACTTGCTCAGAACTCTACCTATATGCATATTTAGTGATTATAGGTAAGACAACATTATTTACACCACTGATCATTCGTCCGCGATGATTCATATAAATATGTAATAACTTACACCCAATATTATATTACTGATTTACATTTACAAAATAAGAGTCTGCTTTTATAACGCCATTCCTAATATGTGCATGTGCTGTTAAAAATGTATAATCAGATTTTTCAGGAATAATAGTACTAATATCCCATTTTATTTTATTTGTTATCGTAACAGTATTTTTATGAAATGATAAAATAAAATTAAAATACATATCATATTCAGAGTAACTCAAGCGATTATTGTGTTTAGTAATAAATAACATGATTTTCCATAATGGTGTATTATATTTGAGTTCTACTCTATCAAATATATTATTTAATATATGTGCTTGAAATAACATTTGATGACAAATCCCTGAAATATTCTCCTTAATATTGATTTCATTAATAAGAATTTTCATGTGTTTTCTATATTCCTTATTAATTTCGTTTGATACAGCATAATATGCCATATTATTATGTATAGGTGTATATTTATTGTAAAAAATTGTTTCAGAATCAATTATCATTATATTCGTCGATATTCCCTTTATAACTTTAAATGCATATAATTTAATAAGTTGTTGAAACCACCATCCTTGTGATCTGCCATGATTACCAGGGTAATTCCTTTCTCCAAAAACGTATTCTGCTACATCTTGAATACTAAATGGGAAATTTTCTTCATCTATAAAAATCTCGCCGCAAATTTCATTCTTTAAAGTGTTTTTTGCTATTATATAAATGTTTCTAATATTTGATATATTATCTCTAGCACCTTTAATCGCATATTTTAACGTATTAATATCCTTTAAACATGTTGGAATTACAACATCAATATAAAGATGTGTTTTAAAAGTTTTAAGCAATTGAGACCATCCATCTGTTACTATCAAAGCAAACTTATCGCTATGTATTTTTAATATCTGTTTTACTATTTCCTGATCATCATCAACTAAATTTTGCGAATAATAATACATTACCATATTATAATATTCATTATAATACCATTCAACTAAATCGCTCGGACAAAAAAATTCACCGCCGAATAAACACTGATTATTCATATTAATACATGCATTAATAGGAGAAAGTAGTGATACTATATCTATTTTTTTTGGTACACCATATACTATTTTATTTCCTAATGATGAAAAATCATATTGAAATGAGCTAGTATCTCTTTCACGATAACATCCGAAATCAACCCACGCATAATGTGTATAATTTGGCAACATAGAACGGGCTTTTTTAATAAACCAGAATTTATTATGATTTACTGAATTATATCCTGGTTTATTTGTCTCTGGGTCATTTCTATGTCGCACAATATTTTTAAAATCTGTAGAATTCATAATATCACGTTCTTTATCTATAAATTGTAAAAATGTGGTTTGTTCTTCATATGGATATGTGTTATAAAAGTCACAGGTATTCTGTAATAAAGATTCTATATCTTTATCACAAAAGCATATCAATCGTATTGGTAAAACAGATAAATTTCTAAACCATTCAATGTATTGGCTTACGGGACGTTTAAAACCAGCCCAATCTTCTCTACCAAGATCTTTAAATGCTGTAACAAATAAAACAGAATTATTCATCTATCTTAGATAAGTTGTATTTATTTAAACAGTAAATCGCAGAGAAAATCACTAAAAATGAAAACGAGTGTAATTCTCAGTATGCTGAACATTCCCCCATTTTACAGACTGGTAAAAAAGAGGATAATGGTAACCATAAATTTTATAATCAGGGTGTAATCGTGCCATTACAACGTCATTATAATGACCTACATTGTCCTTTATTGTATTTAGTTCCTTTATTATACGTTCTTTATATCGTTTCGTCATATATAAAATTGCGTGACCACCTAACATATTCAAAATTCGTATATGAGTATCTGAAATATGTGTAATAATTGACGAACCTTCATCAGAATTACGCGTTTTTGACCCGCCGCTTTTTGAGAATCCTAAATAAAAAGCATCACAATCATCTGGCATATGAATAAGTGTTTCCGAATTCAAATCTGTATACATTTCAATATCATCTTCTAAAATAATAACAGGTTCATCATTCATATGCTTATTCAGAATATCAACAGTGGCATTTACAAGACAAGTTGGATATGCCTCTGATCCCGATTTGTGATGTGTAATTGATTTAAATCCAATTGTTTGTAAAAGTTCATGCATATGTTTTTCTCTTGCTAAATATTTTTCATTATGACTGGGGCATATAAAAACAACTGGAATATCTACTAGTTTCATTGTCTAATAGAGTTCCTACTATGTATTTAAACCATTGTATTTGAAGTTACACCGTGCTAAATAGACCTTATAAACTGCCAATGTAAATCAGTACAAATTTTCTCCCAAATTTTGTCCTGATTATACAATTTATCACGGTTTTTTAGTAAAGGAAAACATTGTAAATAATCATCCAATTCCAGAAGTTCGCAGAATTTATAAAGAACATAGGAATACGATAGAAAATTGCTACGATTCTTTGGACAATGTTTTATAAAAGAACTCTGAATTTCTTTGAACATGAATCGTAAGCGTTCTTCTACTTCGCGTGACATGATCGGTGCGGTTTTTCCATTAATACGATTCAAAATATAAGGAACATGTTCGTAGAAATTCGTGCATTTCAGTTTTTTAAGAATCTCGCGTATTTTTACCGGTTTCATCACATCTGTATTTGTTATGCGTTCTTTCTTCATTTCTTCAAGAATTGCTTGAAAAATATCTTCAGGAATTTCAGTACTTTCTTTTGCTTGGAATTGCGCTAACCATTCATTAAAATGATTGATGCGTTTATAAGCGTAATAAGTAACTTCTCTTGGAGGATCTTTGTAACTTGGTTTATCACTATCGATTAAAACAAATTCTTGATGTCCACACCCATCACAAAAAAACAACGCTTCATTGGCACTAAATGTCATCTCTTTTTCACAGGTTTCACACATTCCATGCGGATCTTCAAAACTCATTACTGCTGTTTTGGCATGCTCTGGATCAACACGCTGTAGATATTTTTCTAATAACACTTCACGACCTTCAACAATTTCTTTGGGTTTTCCTGATGGGCTTTCTTTTATCTCTTGTCCTTCTTGTAATGCGGCCAAAACACTGCCTGGTTTCGCTTTCATATTACGCGAAGATAATTGTGAAGAACCATTGCTGATTTTATCTTGTAGGTCATAGTAACTATACAAGATTTCCCCCGTTTCAAAAAAATAATCATAGACTGGTTTATTTGATTCCCAATCTTCTTTCTTTTTCAGTAATTGATTGATTTTTTCTTCTAAGAGTGTTTTTTGTATAATATCAGTTGTTTCTTTCATTTGTCTTTTATATGTTTCTATGAGTTCTTCAATCTTATGTGATTCTTCCTTTTCTTTATTCATTTGTTGTATTTGTATTTGATGTAGATTGTCCAATGTTGTTTTTGAATCTGATAAACTCCGTTTCGGTGGTTTCATAGTAAAAAAGGGAGACTGTTTCTCCGTCATTCTAAACAAGCCATTGGTAAGAAGTTTAGACCCACGTTTTATAAAAGGTCTAATGTTTTCAGACGTTTCCAATCTCCAGCCGAAACTTCTGCAAAACATTCATTCCATCCACTTCTTTTATTTGGTTGTCCTCCTAGAATTTGAACGTTATGGTCATTGGCAAAGGCGGTGGGTGTAAAATAATTCGTTCCTCCATATAATATTAGATTCTGGTCGCGATCATATACGCCGATCCATTCATCATTATTTGCTAGACGATGTCGTATACGCATTTTATCTGTCAAGTATTCTCTCATATCTCGTTTTCCTTTTGCTCCCTGTGCAGCATCTTCAATAACGTCTTCTGATTCTGATACAGAATCAGCATACTCGTCATCTTGGACCACAGTATTAGATTCTGTATTGAGAACCAGCGCTCTTTCTGAAGGGAGAGGGTCTGTTACACTATAATATGTTCCTGGTATTAAATCAAATATCTGCCGAATAATTTCATAGGAAACTTGGAAGAACTCTTTGCGCGGATAATTGGGATACATTCGCATATTCAGACTTTCCAATAATGTATGGATCTTTTTCTCAGATTGAATAACATCGTCAACTTCCTTTGCAATTTCTACTTCCCATTCTGGTAAGCTATATGTTTCAGAATTTGCTTCTCCTAATCTCTTTTTTACATGCCGTGTCGTAAATCCAATTTTACGAAGCATTTCATTCCGAAATGTTGGATTTCGCATAGAATAGAGAGTACCTTTTGTATACATTAGACTTTTATATAAAATACGTGGATAAATCAATTTTTTGTAATTGGTCTAAACTAATATAATATATTTTTATGTAATGGTAGATACATCTTTAAAAATTACATATGGTTTGCCAGATTTACCAGAAAGAAATATAGATATCACGGAACTTATATATACGAAACATACAACTCACTCTATTGCCTATATACCCTCAGGCGATATAAAACGTGCTCAGATATTTTCAGACCCCTTTCCAAACATTCTGAAATCTATATTTATAACTGTCAACGGCATTACAACAATGTATACGGATAAGACAGAACTCTATATAGATTTCAAGAATGGTCTCGTATTTACAGAAAATATTCTAGATTCTTTAGAAGAATTGCATAAAACTCTCTCCTTAGATTTCGGATCGTTTCAAGATGAATTGCCAGAACAGAAAATGGTCGTTCGTTATTTAACAGGGAAAGAGAAAGTTCTAGAAATAGGTGGGAATATAGGTAGGAATAGTTTAATAATAAGTTCAATTCTTCGTCGTGAAAAAAATCATCAATTTGTTGTCTTAGAAACCGATAAAAATATTTATCTACAATTGATACATAATAAAGATTTGAATGATCTCGTATTTTATGTTGAAAACTCTGCACTTTCCAAGCGAAAATTATTACAAAAAGGATGGGAGACAATACAAAGTGATGAGCTACTTCCTGGATACACGAATGTGAAATGTATAGATTGGGACGCTTTGTGTAAAAAGTATGCGATTGAGTTCGATACCTTGGTCTTAGACTGTGAAGGGGCCTTCTATTATATTCTGAAAGATATGCCTGAAATGTTAACCAATATAGAATTAATCATTATGGAGAATGATTATAAAGACATTTCTCATAAAAGATATGTGGATATGATATTGAGAAAATATAGATTTGCGGTTGATTATCAAGAAAGTGGCGGATGGGGTCCTTGTTATAATTTCTTCTTTGAAGTCTGGAAAAGGAAAAAGGATACGACCTATCCAAACTCAACCCCAGCAAACAATATCCTTTTTACACAAGATCCGAAATGGTATGATACTTTTATTTATTTCCTAGAATCTGAGCTCAGTCCTAGAACAGTTTTTCCAATTTATTTGAATTATGGAGAAGATAATGGAAACTATATTTATTATAATACGGAACAATTAACAGTTCCCCACTATTTGGAAAAAGCTAAAACCACCATCAATACAACAAAACCAAAAGAAGTATGGGATTTTAGTGAGGCAAATTGCGAGATTTTTAGAAAAAATGGAATTCAAGCGACCCATGTTCCTTTGAAAAGCCCTGAGTGGTATATTCATATGTTGAAGAGTTTCCAGTGTAAAGAATATGATGTTGGATTTGCAGGGACAATAAATGAACGCAGATTATATATATTGGACGCTTTAGAAAAGGAAGGAGTTGTTGTACAAAAAATAACAGACTTTGGTGAAGCTCGTGATAAAAAATTGGCATGTTGTAGGATTATCTTAAATATACATTATAGTGAAGAGTATCAGATTTTTGAAAGTAATCGTTGCGAACCTTGGCTCCAATGTGGAATTCCTGTAATTAGCGAAAAAAGTTTAGATGATGACCCAAGATGTATTGTATCAGATTATACGTCATTAATTGAAACAACTCTTAGTTATTTACGGCAATGCTGATTTTTGATACAGATGCTGAATATAATTATCCCCTCCGGCGTGTTTTTTCCATTTTTTCAGACTTTCAGAAAAATATTTTCTGTAGGTATGATATACAATGACGGGTGGTGGTTTAATGCAGTTAGTGGCCTATGGTGCTCAGGACGTATACTTGACGGGAAATCCCCAGATTACCTTCTTTAAGGCAGTCTACCGTCGCCACACAAACTTTGCCATGGAATCTATTGAGAATCCTTTCAATGGCAATCCCCGGTTTGGTAACCAGGTGACCTGCACCATTCAGCGCAATGGTGATTTGATCCACCGCATCTACCTCCAGGCCACTCTACCTTCCGTGTCTCTTGTGGCCGGCGATGGCTCTGGTGCTCAGTTCCGTTGGCTCAACTGGGTGGGGCACAACCTGGTTGACTGGGTTGAGCTACAGATTGGTGGCCAGCGCATTGACAAGCACTATGGTGACTGGCTCCACATCTGGAATGAGCTCACTCAGGAGGCTGGAAAGCAGGCTGGCTATGCCAAGATGGTTGGTAACGTCCCCCAGCTAACCAATCTAATTGTTCAGGGTGGCGAGGCATGCGACAATGACTGTGCTGGTGGTGAGCCTAACAGCTCTGGCGAGCTACTTGGCTGCACCCCTGAGTACACTCTCTATGTGCCTCTACAGTTCTGGTTCTGCCGCAACCCTGGTCTAGCTCTCCCTCTCATTGCTCTCCAGTACCACGAGGTCCGTATCAACCTCCAGTTCAACGACCTCCAGAACCTCATGTGGGACTACTCTCCTCTTGCCGCCAACGCCCACGTGGTGCGTGACCGCGTGAATGCCGCGAATCTAGTGGCCGCCTCTCTCTATGTGGACTACATCTACCTAGACACGGATGAGCGCCGCAAGTTCGCCCAGGTGTCTCACGAGTACCTCATTGAGACTCTACAGTACACTGGTGCCGAGTCCATCAACAGCTCCAGCAACAAGCTGAAGCTCAACTTCAACCACCCTTGCAAGGAGCTTGTGTGGGTTGTGCAGCGTGATTCTTACACCAGCTGCGATGATGGTGTCGTGAATGCCTGGAAGGGCCAGCAGCCCTTTAACTACTCTGATTGGTGGGACCGCTCTGCCCTTGAGTCTGGCTACTCCGTGACTCGCGTGGAGGGCATGGCTGGCAAGAACCCTGTAGTGACTGCTCTACTACAGCTCAACGGCCACGACAGGTTCACGGTGCGTGAGGGTGACTACTTCAACTTGGTGCAGCCCTACCAGCACCACACCAACGTGCCTTCTGTTGGTATCAACGTGTACTCCTTTGCTCTCTCCCCTGAGCAGCACCAGCCCAGCGGCACTTGCAACTTATCTCGCATTGATAACACCACTCTCCTCCTAACGGTGTCTAACAATGCGGTCGGCACTGCCACCAGCTCTCAGGTGCGTGTGTATGCAACTAACTACAACGTCCTAAGAGTTATGTCAGGTATGGGCGGACTTGCCTACTCCAATTAATAAACTTGTCGTCTGGATCAACTATCCCCGACCTTTGCTTCTTAATTTGTATATACTGCGTCCAATTCATTGAAAATTGATTGATTATAAAAGCTAGCGATTGAGTCAGAATGGCACAATCACTAACTTGTTCTTGGAACTAGTATAACTGTAAGGTCTTAGCTAAAAAGGAAGGGTATTGCTTAAAACATCATGCGAGTAAGGGTCCTTTCAATAATCTGAATATGCTCACAAATCCCATGAGTGTAGGTAAGGGAGGATATATTATTACACAGAGCAACGGAACTACAAAAAATGTCACAGCGTGTAAAATAAGCTGTTATACTCTTGCCAATATGTGTCATCGCTCATTAAAGCGTGCTAAGAAATAAATTATGTAAAATAGTATACTATCCTTACTACTCCTTGCGTTCCAGCCCCGCCACTACCATTGCCTCCATTACCGTAAACAATTGCGCCATCAGTTGAAGTAAATAACCCCCCGCCGCCCTGGCCAGTTCCACTAGGAGTTCCAGTATTTCCGTTAGCTCCGTTAAATGCAGTTACTGATGCACTATAACCAGCAGTACCACCAGCGCCACCACCACCAGCACCTCCATTTCGATGGCTAAAAGTTCCCCAGTCCCAATAAGCATCTCCTCCTCGTGCTCCTCCATTTCCTCCTCCAGCCAGTATATTAATGTAGTTCCCAGAACTAGAATCACTAATGACAGTAGTGTTTCCTCCCTGTCCTCCTCCTCCTGCTCCACCTACGCCTATTGTAATTGTAACATTGGCATCATTTTGATTATAATACATTTCTGATATGTTTAAACTTCCACCCCCACCCCCACCTCCACCGCCACCACCAGCTCCTGCTAAGCCAGAACCTTGATTTCCAGCTCCGCCACCACCTCCTACACAGTCAATTCTAAGGGTTCTGAAATTTCGTGTAATAAAACCCGTGTTTAAATTATAGGTACCATCTGATGTTATAAAAAAGGCTTTCGGGCTTGGATCTAAATACCATTTATCTCGAAAATCATTGAGTGAAATAGCGTTAGGTCTAATACTACGGAGTGTATATTTTGTTCCATCATCATTAAACAAACTGCTATTTGCAAAACTATTAATGCTAACCTGGACTGTTGTTATAGTATTATTTGAATTATCGAACCCATCACGGATATTGAAAAGAGAGATAGTTGTAGGTGGAAATTTACCATTTGAGGGGGTCCAGGACATTCTAAATAATGGCGTATTTTTAAGAGAATGCCATTCCTTAATAAGATTTCAAATCTTATGTGATTTCCCAGCGTATATTTAGATATAAGACGACTCTATACCATATTTAAAAAGCGTATAATATATGAAATAGATGATTCGAACATGTGAGCCAAACTGGTTAGATACAACAAAACTATTTTCTGTATCTAAAGAACTTGTCCTATATGTTGATACACCTCTTTTAACACACCGTCCATCGGGAACACTTATCTATCTTCAAGTTGAACCAGAGGCAATTATTCGAGCCGAGGAATATTTACTAAAGAATTATAAACTATACGATTATATTCTTACATTTAATGATACTGTCTTAAAGATGTGTAAAAATGCCATCAAGTATATCTATGGAACAACATGGATTTCTTCACTAGTATACTCTTCAATCGATACAGAAAGAAAACAGTTTGAGGTTTCAACAATTATTGGAAATAAGTTACTGGCGCCAGGACACCATTTTCGAAAAGCCGTATATATAGCACAAGATTCTTTACCTAAACATGTGAAGTATCGTTTTTTTAAAAGTGTACATTGTCCCCTAAGATTGCCTCCTAGATCTAATGATTTAAATTTTAAAGATGCATCTCATGAAGGTAAATCCGAGGCATTTCTTGACAGTCAATTCCATCTTGTTATAGAGAATTCTAGACAGGTGAATTATTTTACTGAGAAACTCTGTGATTGTTTGTTGACTAAGACAATACCTATTTATTACGGATGTCCGAATATTTCCGAATATTTTAATACGGATGGGTGGATTCTCTTGGAATCAGATTCTGTAGCTGAACTATCTGAGAAACTTTTAGCCATTACTCCATTGTATTATTCAAATTACAAGGGTGTAATACAACAGAACTTCTTTACAGCAATGAACCACAAGGATATACATACCAATATAAATAAAGCATTAAAGAAAGTAGAAAGTAGAATGGAATCTGTTGATGTGATTTTTTATATAAATCTGGCAAACAGGGAAGACAGACGCACCCATTTTTTAGAACAGATTGGAGCTCTTTGCCCCGATATGTCAAAAATAATACGCATAGATGCTATATATAATAAAAACGGTGCCCTTGGATGTACACGCTCTCATATAAAAGCCATTGAGACATTTCTAGAAAATTATCAATGGAAGACATGTATCATATTTGAAGATGATTTCACATTTTATAATGATTCGCCTACTCATAATAATTTCCTTTTACACAAATTCTTTACAAATTTCACAGATTGGGATATGCTTCATTTATCAACGAATCAAACAAAACCTTCTATACCAACTTCTATTCCAGAAATTGTTAAAGTCGTTTGTTCCCAAACATCGAGTGGATATCTAATACATAAAGAAAGTGCTCCTAAAATCCTTGCAAATTTTAAAGAATCTGCTGATTTATTAGAATATTTAAATATAAAAACTTCATATTCATTGGATATTTATTGGGAAAAACTGAATTTGGTAAGATATGCTTTTGATCCTAATATGGGATATCAATATCCTTGCGTTTCAGATATTGAAAATCGCTTTGTAACGTATGGATGTTAAAGGTCTAAATAAAATCTTATAAGATCTTTATAATTAATAGATGTCGCAACCATTCACAATGTATTATGTAAGGAAATGTATAAGTTGTCTAAATAAAGTTATTATTCCTATAAGTTTTCCTTTTACACAAACCCAAGCACCCTGTCCTTATTGTTTATCAACTGTAAGAATTTGGCCCTAAGGCTTTTATGACCGAAAAAATCATTTCCAAGAAATAAGTAATTTGATAATTGGTTTTTCATTATATTCATCTTCTAAAAATCCTACAAAACATCCATCCAATAATTCTCGTATGGATTTTCGGATGAATGAGAGCACTTTTGTATCAAAACTAATAGCAATTTCCATCGGCATCTCCATTTCAATTTCAGTATATCCACATTTCGCAGCATCTTTTAATCGTTTGGAAGCTCTTTTTTCAAACCAATATAACCATCCTTCAGCCGTTTCTTGAAGAGAACATTTTTCTGTAGGATTTTCTTGAAGTATTTTTTTCAATTCTTCAGCAGTCAATATACTCATCTAAGAATATTCTACTTCCAAATTTAAACCTTTCGTTTCCGCCCATTTTAATGTAATATCTAATGCTTCTTTTCTTCTTAGAAGAGGGTCTCCTTTTCTCTTCTTAGAAAAATGTTTCCAATGCCATTCAAAGGAGAGAGCCGTTTGAAAGCAAGGAAATCCATATACATAACAAACACGATACCATTCTCCTGGTCTTTTTGATGTTGCTCTAGCTCCTCCAACAAGAATACCATTATGTTGCTTTATTCTTCTATCTTTATCAATTGTTGCACCAACATATGTTATTATAGGGGTATCAATCGTAGCTAAACAATATACAACAATCTCTTCCATATACTATATTTTACACAAACATATTAAGTACCAGTTTTCTTGATAACTAGGAATAAAAACCTTTTTATAAGAAATAGCAAAGTTTCCTTTTTCTCCTTGTAGTTTATTAATAATTCTTTCAACTATTTTCAAATCCCCTCCAGCATTCATTGAGACATTACACTCATATTTTAAACACCTTTTACATATATCACAGAGAAATTCAATATCATCTTCGGTGAAAGGATCGAATAAATCTAATACAATATAATCAAAGAAATGTGTTGTATTTTTTTCTAAATAGTCGTTTATATCAGTATGAATGATAGTTAATCTCGGATCTGTAAATGCTGTTTCATAGGCTGTTTCCGTTTTCATATGAGTTACTAATTCTTCATCCCAATCTACCATAATAACTTGTAAGACTGATTTCTGCGAAAGGATTTCTTTTGCTAAAGAACCTTCAGCACCTCCAACGAGTAAAACAGAATATGGAAATTCTGGTAGGGCATTTTGAACAATTTCTCTATCATATATTTTTGCATCAAATTCGGTTGATTGAAGAATATTATCTAGAAATAACATTCTTCCAAAATATTTATTTGTAAAGAGTTCAACCTTTGCTCGCCTTGTGTAAAAGAGTGTATATGTATTTGGTTGAATACTATATTCGGTATATCCCCATGGTTGTTTTTCCCAATAGGTTCCATTCATTGTTATGATATATGTTTTATTATTTAGATGGAAGAACTAAAGAAAATCAACAAATCCCTTCTACCAAGATGGAAATTTGGTGGTGTATATCGCAATTTTCAATTACCCGAGATACCTCTTGTTCCTTATAAAAAAAGGAAAACACCAAAATATTTAGGGCGTTGGAGAATTCAAGAGTCGATGAAGAAAATTTCTAGAAAATATATGTCCGAAAAGTTAGAATGCCAAGAGGATTTACAGGCAAATCATTGCTCGGGGGAAATGGCGTAAGTCAATTAGCAGGGAATGTTATTACAGGAGATAAGTCTCAAAATACATCAATCTCAGGGTATTTACAAGACCTTAATTTAAAAACACAAACACAAGGAAACGTTAAAAATGTAGAAGACCTACAACAGATTATTGGTATTTTTAATGTAGCTGTTGCGAATATTGCAGCTACAAAGAAAACTTTGTCTAATTAGTAATGGATTATGATCCATTTGGGTTGGAAACGTTTAATGATTTAGATAATCTGTCAGAATTCTTAGTTTCAATCACAACAACCTTAGAACTTGTAAAAATTGTACTAGAGCAACAGGGTTTTAAAGGAACGGGTATCAATGTTTCTGTATTTGTAGCACCTAAACCTGTAAACTTAATCACATAAATTATAAGACTTTATAATACTTTACTTAAAAACTTTCTGGAAGTTTTTTAAAAAAGTATGCTCTTAGTTCACTAAAATAAAATATATTGTTATATATTATAAATGTCGGCGACACTTCTTACTTATCGTAAACTGATTACGACGGATGTAGCAAGTCAAGCTGTTAGTTTGGCAGAGTCCGGCATTTTAGGACATCGTGTACAGTGTCCTATGTCGGTGGATGATTTAAATCGCTTCTTTATTTGGCAACGCCCTGCTGGGAGTTCATCTCCCGTTGGTCATTTCCAACAGATTGATGCAAGTGGTGTAAATTTCAATGATATTATGCTTTCTACACTGGGGAAAACATTTATAGATATTGATGGTGTAACAAACGGGTTAAATTTCAGTTCTTCAGTTCTTGATGCCAATACTGATGCACGCGTTCGTTTGAATGGGGTTACTACTGCAAATGATATATGTATGGCATATATGTTATATAAATGTTATGGAAGCTCTGCAACACCCACTATGAATGTTATTTACAATTTGGAGGATGCTCAGCAAATGCTAACAAGTGGAACACTTGTTCTTGCAATAGACAATTCTTTATCAACTGAAGAGGCTCTTTCTAACTCACCCGGTCCATCAAAAGGAGCAGTTCATGCTATGTTTAGTGACCTATTAGCTGCTGATCCAACTCGCTTCTTTACAGCAAATGGAACACAAATTCCTGGTCTGTTTGAAGTAGCAGTGGATGAAACTTCAAGTGGAGCTTGGGGATTTGTAGAAAATGACAAGATTGAGATGCGCGTCCAGTTTACTTTTAGAAATCCTGTTACACGTTCTGGAGTTCAAGATGCTTCTCAGTCCTCTGCAACTGGTGCAAATACAGAAGATATCAGCACGGTTGTAATTCCTGCAGGAAGTACATTCACAATTCGCTTACAAATAACTGCCACTGACACTCCTTCTGGTGCTGCTTCTAAATCTGCTGCAAGTGCTACTGCCCAAGCACTTGCCGATGCTCAACAACAGGCTGCTGCCAACAAGGCAGCTTCCAATGCAGTCAGTGCTGCTTCGGATGCTCTCAATGCTGTGAATGCCGCAATGAAGCAGAAGTCGGCGGCTGACGCTCAGGTTGAGAAAACTATTGAAACGAATGCAGCACAGGCAATCGCTGTATCAAATGCAGAGGCTGCATTGTCTGCTGCTCAAGCCGCTCTTGCTGCTGCAACCAGAAGTGGAAATGTGGCAAATATCCAGCAACAGAATGCCGCCGCCGCCGCAGCACAGGCAGCTCTTACAAATGCCCAAGCAATTGCGACGGCATCTGCGGCAGCTATTCAAACCGCCAAGACAGCACAGGCTTCTGCAGTACAGGCATTGAATACCGCCCAGGCTCTTGCTGCCACAGCAGCTGCCAATGTAGCAAATGCCAACGCGGCAGCTGCAGCGGTTGCAAAGAAGGCTGCAGAAGATTCTGCTGCTGCTGCTGCCGCCGCTGCCGCAGCCGCCACTGCCGCATCAGACCCTTCTACATCGGCTTTAACAATTGCTCAAAAAGTGGTGCTCGACCCTCAGACGGTTACAACAGCACAAGCGAAGGCGAATGCTGCTACTCAGATTCGGAAACAAGCCCAGTCTTCCTCAGACAATTCCAAAGCACTTGCTCAAATGGCGGCTGATAAATTACGCACGTTTTCAGAACAACTTGCTCTTCTTGTTGCTGAAGGTGCAACACTCTCTGATATTCAGGTGGCTCGGGCCAATGTATTAAGCCAGACAATGACTAGAGCAAATACTCAGGCTGATGCAAATGCGGCAATGACTACTCTTATTAATGCGGCAAATTCAGAATTGGCTTCTCAAACTTCTGCAGCCACTGCTTCCGCACAACGGTTTGCTCTATTATTGACAATTGCCAATGCTCAGGTTAATACAGAAACAAGGGCACGAGATGCCGCACAGGTTTCTTTTACACGAGCTCGTAATTTATTAAATGAAGCTCAGACTGCCGCTAACACTGCCAAGACTGCATTAGATACAGCAGTTTCAAATGGTGCCGTAATGACTGAAGTGCAGACATTGACATCCAAGTCTCTACTTGCGAATAAAGTACTTGAGGATGCAACATCTGTTGATAATTCTGCAAGGGCTGTACTAACTGCAGCGCAAACGAAACTTGATACTAGCACGAAAGCAGCCACTGCTGCATCTCGTGATGTGAATAACGATGCAATGGCTTCTTCTCAATCTGCTGCTCTCATCAATACACAACTAACACTGGCTACAAACTACCAGAATAATGTGGCATTCTTGGCCACAGTAAATGCCCAATCCAAACAGCTCAACGATGCCCAGGTTGCTCTAAATGGTGCTCTAGTAAAGAAGCAGGCGGCAATCAATGCATACACGGTGGCAAAGGATGCTTTAGATGCTGCAACAACGGCTGGTGGTACTGTTCCTACACTCGTCGCTTTACAACAGAAGGCTCAAGAGGCAGCTGATGCTGAAATTACTGCAATTGGTGTCTGGAATGCTGCAACAACAACCTATAACACAATTCTTTCTAAAATCCAGTCTTCTTCTCTGGAGGCCGTTCAAATATATTCTCAGCTACAACAGCAGGTTAATGTTGACCAACTTGCTCTAACTGATGCATCAGGTGAATTTTCTGCTGCATCTGACGCTCTAGACTTGGCAACTACAACAGCAGCAAACGCAACCGCTGCATTAAATACTGCAATAACTAATAATCAATCTGAAAGCAATATCAATACTCTTCGTTCTCTGTCTGAAGTTGCAAATGAAAATCTTGTTAATAAAACGCTTGTGTATAAATCGAAACAATCTGCCTATGTGGCAGCTCTAAACACATATAACACGAATTATAATTTATTAACAAATGGAGTATTTGGTATTGTAGATGGCTCAGGCAATTCTCTGATTTTAGATGGCTCAGGCAATTCTATGATTGATGCAAGTGGTAATTATATTCTTCAACAGGCAGCCACAATGCAGCTGGCTAGTATTAATGATGCAACTGCCAATACATTGGTGAATAAATATATAAATCTCATAGCAGACTATAATACAGCAAAGGCAAATGCTATCTCAGCTGATAATAGTTCTGAAGCAGCATCCAAGGCTCTTCAAGCAGCAATTGTAGGTGGCCTCACAATCGATAAAATTACACCACTTTCTATTAAAGCAGCAGAGGCCGCATCAGCCGCATCAGCTGCAAACAATTTGGCAAATGCCGCACAAAATGCTGCATACAATTCTCTAGGGTCTATATACACATCTCCTAGTGCAGCAAGTGCTCTTTCTATATTAAATGCAATGTTGGCATCACAAACTGCTGCTTCTTCTCAATCATATGCCAATCAGTTAGCCGCCCAATTGAATGCTGCATATGTTGCAAACGTTAATGCACAAAATGCAGTAGTCGTCGCCCAATATGCAGAATATCTTGCAAATTCTTCCTTGAATAATGCTGTCTCAGGAGGTGCTTCTGTATCTCAGATTCAGAAATTGCGAGCAGTCGCTCAAGAAGCTGCCAATATTTTGTCAACAGATACTCATACTGCTACACGAACATCAGCACAACTTTCTCTCACATTAGGTTGGGCAAATCTGGATCCTAATTCTAAACAAATTCTAGATTTATCAAAACAAGCTGCAACCGCTGCCTCCAGATCTGCAGCAATTAATACACTTGTATTGAACTACATGAATTTAATGGCAAAGGTAGATACTGCTCAAGCAGCAAAAGACGCAGCACAGAGTAAATACACGACTAATAACGCAGCATTAACAACTGCTATTACACAAGGTCAGAGTATTCAACAAATTCAAGCTGCTCGTCTTCTAGTTCAGCAAGATTCTGCTGTACTTTCTCAAGCACAAGTACAACTAGAGCTTTCGAAATCTGCTAGGGACACCGCGTTTAACAATCTGAAAGGCAGAGATGCTAGTGGAAATATTCTTGCAGATTCTAGTGGAAATCCTTTTGTTGATGCAAGTGGTAATAGTGTAAATCAAGCTGCTCTAGATATATTGAGTGCGGCATTACTCGTACAACAAACTGCGATAAATAATGCCGAGGCCAATGTGACTGTTATGGCATATACAAATGCATTCGCCTTCTATCAAACTACATTGACAACATTACAGGTAGCTGAATCAGCTCTTCTTGTAGCAAACCGCAATCTAAATCTAGCCATTACATCTGGTGCCAGTGTTACAGAAATACAGGGTTTAAGAACAATTTCTGAAACTGCCGCTGCAAGGAAAGCATCCGCTCAGACAGATGCTGATAATGCTCTGAATGCATCAAATGCGGCCTATGCAGTTATTTTATCAGGAACAACTCTGGATGCTAGTGGAAATCCTGTATCTGATGCTAGTGGAAATATTATTAAATCCAATGCTGCAATCAATCTTCTCAGGCAAACTCAACTCGCTCAACAAGCTGCTATTTCTGGAGCACAAGCAAACGCCCTTGCTCGTTCATATCTAAAAACCTTAGACGATGAAGCAGTTGCAAACATTGCTTTAACAAATCACCAAAATGCGTACGATGTTGCATCGGCTGCATTAAATCAGGCAATTACAAATGGTGCTTCTCTTCCAGATATCCAGGCACTTCAAGCCACAGCACAAACAGCCGGCCAAGTTGTTGCGACTTCTCAGACGGCGGCTGATGCTGCAAGAGCAGCCGTTCAAGTAGCAAGACAGAATGTGAATGCCAATCCCAATGCTGTTGCTATCTTACAAGAACTTCAGCATTACCAGGCGAATAAATCATCTTTAGAAAAGGCTTCAAGACTTCTCAATCTATTCTATACTGCCACTGCAACAAGAGACAGTGCCAAGAATGAACTAGATCTTGCGACAAATGCTGCTGTAATTGCTAATACTGCTCTTGATAATGCAATTAATGCTGGTGTTGATATAGCACAAATACAAACTCTACAAGCAACAGTTACACAGGCGAATATACGTAAATCAAATGCCCAAAATGCCTTTGATTTTGCAGTTTCTCAAATGAACCAAGCACAAAGTAATGCAAATACTGACCCCATCTCTAATTATATTAGAGTGGCTGCACGTCAATATGCAGAAATCGCTCAGGCAACCACTGTTTATAACGCTGCTCTAATAGCACAAACAACAGCAGTCGCAGCTAACATCGCAGCACATCAACAGGCAGTTTATACTGCCGCCCTTTCTGCCGCTGCAAATGCTTTACTGGCAAGTGCTATTGCTCCATATGATCCTTCTGGAAATCCAAATGGCGGTAAAACACAGCAGGAAATTGTCGTTTTACAGCAACAGGCTACTGAGGCAGCGAATGCTTCTTCTACAGCGAAGAATATAGAACAGGCTTCCGCACAAGATGTAATTGTAAAACAAAATCTAGTAACTGCTGCATTGAATTCTGTAAATGCTCTTCCTGTACCAAGTATGGATTCAACTCTTGCATATACAATGAATTGTGTTCGTCTGAATGAGACACAGGTATCTACTGATGGATTAACAATCTATGTTGATAGCAGCGTTTTAGCTTTAGCCAAGACTGGTACAACGATTGGTGGTATTGAATATGACCCAGTTGACTTATCTGGTTCTCAGATTCTAGGTGTTGGGGTCTCAACAACACCCACTAAGATTGTATCCTATTCCAAGACAACGTCTATTCCTTCTGGTCTATACACTCAATCATCTTGTGTTGCGATTGTAGTAGATAACCCTGTCACAGCTGGCGATGGAGTGTTCTATCTTGTTGGTGGTGAAGTAAAACTCTATGATTACATCTTATAAGTTTAATGATTTGTCAGGCCTAAATTAGAAAGAATTTAAAGTATAAATGAAATCAAATCCATGGTTAGTCCTATCATCCCTATGTTTTATAGGACCATCCATTACTTGTTATCTGACAGATAATACAGCATTATCTGGTATGTATGTTTTAGTAACGACTGTTTCATCTACATATCATGCTACGAAACATCCCACATTATTATATTTAGATTATACAACAGCACAAATAGCACACTTTTACACGGTTCTTACAATTTATAAAGGTGGGTGGGCATCTATGCCATATTATTTGATATGGTTCATTTACACAGTATATACATATTATTATGGATATGTATATAATACGTTGATATGGAATCCAGATTTAGATGCCGCAACACCTTGGCACATGTTAATGCATTTTTCAAGCTCTTTAACAACGTGCTATACTGTATATGCCACGTATAAAAACATTCGATAAGTTCAAGGCTTTTGATAAGTATTTAATAATGAAGTATATGTTTTTGAATCTTTTATTTCTGTCACTTCAATTGTATATGACCAATCGGCATCCATCATGTTTACAAGTTCTCCCCATGGATCTAGTAAAGAAATTTGAAAATATGGAATATTGATTGGTGATAAAAATGTATATTCTTTCCGTATTAAATTTGAACTATCATCAAATTGTAATTGATAATAACTATCCTTTAACACAATTTTTGCAAATGCACTAATAAACGTTCCATTATTAATACAATGTGTTAAATTTACTACTTCTTCAGGACATTTCATCCTAACCAGATAATAAGGATTTGCCTGAATATTTATAACACTCTGTGATGTTATAGAATATCCACCATTTATCGTAGAATATACACCTGTCATTACTGTATCACGAAATCCTAAATAATATCCGAGACCCCAGTGCGTTGGGCGATTTGCTATGTTATCAAGAGGTGATGCAAAATCAATGGTGAATACAATTGCAGTATTTGTAATAGTTACTAACCCAGTAATTGTACTCAATGTTATTTTGAAACTACTGTGAATTGTTGTAAGTTGTGTTTGAATTGCTGATACAAGACTACCCGCTGTATAATTACCAGTTAAAATATTTCCACTATTTATATAACTTATAGAAGAACCTACTTTAATACGAAAAGAAACATTCCCTTTTATAACTGAAAACATCGGTTCAACTAATGGAATTTCTGTACTCGCTAAACGAATTCGAATAATGTTTTTTAAAGGGATTGGATTTTGAACACGAAATTCAGAATTCACATTATTTTTTAAATCGCAAAATCGGCTATCAATTGAATGTAATGAAAGCTGATATTTAGAACGGTCTGAATATTGATGTTCCATCTATTATCGTCATAAAAAAAGAAGAGTTCTTTATAAACCCGTGGAACCAAACCCACCTTCTCCCCTAACAGTATCCGGAAGACTATCAACAACTGTTAGCTGTGTAATATCACTCATATCACGTGATACAATTTGTACAAGGCGTTGTCCCTTTTTCACACTGACGGGTTCGTTCCTTGTATTCCATAAAGCCGCAATCAACTCTCCACGATATGACCTATCAATCACACCCACTGAATTCATCATCATGAGTCCCAGCTTTGAAATGGAAGATCTTGGTAATAACCAAAAATGATCAGGAGTTTTCTTCTCTGCATCTCCAACAATAACTGCACGAACACCCATGGACACCATTTTACACTCTTTTGGAGCAAACTCGACATCATTTGGCAGAAATAAATCAAATCCCGCATTCTCACCAGAGAGCTTTGAAGATGAATAGAAGGAATTTGCTTCGGTATTTGGTAATACAAGCAACTCTGGCATTATATAGTATATATAACCACAGATTTTTAGACCAGCCATTTCGCCAAGCCATTTTCAATTAAAATCAGTATGAATAGAAACCTGAATATAAAAGTTGAATGAATTGGAGGCTTAGAAACTTAGTCCAACTTGTTAGAAGATGCCTGCTGGGTTCTATGCGCCATCCTCAGAAATTGAACCAATCGTAGGTATTCAGATATGTGTCTTTAGTCCAGATGAGATAGAACGACGCTCTGTTGTGGAAATTACAAACGCAGGCACATTTGAAGGAAATGAACCTAAAATTGGAGGATTGTTTGATCCTCGCATGGGTATTCTTGACAATGGAAAAGAATGTAGAAGTTGTGGGCAGACAAATCATAAATGTCCCGGCCATTTTGGACATTTTCGTCTTGCTCGCCCCGTATACTATATTCAATTCCTTCCTTACATTCAAAACATACTCTCGTGTGTTTGTATTCGTTGTTCAAAGTTATTAGTTGATAAGAAATTCCGTAAAAATTTTCTGAAGCGCAAGGGCGAAGCAAGATGGCGAGATGTTCTAACAGCATCCAAGGAGATTAAACGATGTGGCCAAGAGACTGAGGATGGATGTGGTGCTCGTCAGCCTACGCGATATGTTCGCGAGGGAATTGCTCGTATTGTTGCTGAGTGGGACAATACAGATAAAGCTACGAACACTGATGCTGGAAAGCAGAGACAGCCTCTTGAGGTAGAGTTTGTTTTGAGAATGTTTCGTCGTATTCTTGATGAGGATGTTGATTTTATGGGATTTAATCGCTTTTGGTGTCGGCCCGATTGGATGATCTGCACGGTTCTTCCTATTCCTCCTCCTCAAGTACGCCCCTCTGTCATCCAAGATAATAATCAACGTTCTGAAGATGACTTGACGCATAAACTCGCCGAGATTATCAAAACGAACAACAGTTATCTTCAACCTCGCATACAGGCGAATGCTGCCAAATCGGTAATTGATGAATGGACGAATGTTCTCCAATATCATATTGCCACCTTAGTTGATAATCAAATTCCAGGCGTTGCTCCCTCTGCACAAAGGAATGGACGTCCTTTGAAATCTATTCAACAGCGTCTTGGCTCGAAGGAAGGGCGTATTCGTTACAATATTCAAGGAAAGCGTGTAGAATTCTCTGCGAGGTCTGTTATTACACCAGATCCTAATATTTCCATTGCCGAATTGGGTGTTCCTGAGAAAATCGCAATGAATTTAACACGCCCTGACCGTGTAACAGAATTTAATATGACTCGTTTGTATAAATTCGTTCAAAATGGTCCTTCCGTTTTCCCTGGAGCTAAAACAATTCGTCGTGCTTCTGATGGACGTATTATAAGCTTACAGCACGTAAACAGAAAGGAAGTTAAATTATACTACGGTGATATTGTAAATCGTCATTTAATGGACGGTGATATTGTTCTCTTTAACCGCCAACCAACTCTTCACAGAATGTCTATGATGGCACACAAGGTGAAAGTTCTCAAATATAAGACATTTCGTCTAAATGTTTCTGTAACTGCACCTTATAATGCTGATTTTGATGGAGATGAAATGAATATGCACTGTCCTCAGAGTTATGAGGCCGCCACGGAATTAGAAGAAATCGCGGCAGTTCCTCATCAAATTCTAAGACCTCGTGATGGTCTTCCTATTATCGGTGTCGTTCAAGATACTCTTGTGGGAAGCTATAGGCTAACAAGAGACCATGTGAAGTTTAATCGCAGAGAATTTATGAATTTAATGATGTGGAATAAGCGATTTAATGGCAGTATTCCTGGGGGAAAGAAGGAAGGAAAATGGTCAGGGCATCAAATTCTCACTGAGCTTCTGCCTCCTATTAATATGGATATGCAAAATTCTTCAAAGAAGAAGGTGGTGATTCGCAATGGGGATGTGTTAGAGGGGCAATTTGACAAATCTGTATTTAGCAAGGCATCAAAGGGTATTATTCACATGAGTTATAATGACTATGGTAGTAAAGAGACAGTTGATTTACTGGATGCTATGCAAAATACGATTGAGCAATTCCTCATTTATAATGGATTCTCAGTTGGTATTAGCGATTTGATAGCAGATTCTTCGACAAAGGATGACATGAATGTGAAGATTGAGGAAAAGAAGTCTGAAGTGGAGTCTATCTTATTGAGTATTCACCAAGATTTGTTTGACAATAACACGGGGAAGACGAATCAGGCGGAGTTTGAGGATAAGATTTTCGGCATTTTAAATAAGGCTACTGAACTTTCTGGTGAGATTGGTTATAATTCACTGGCAAATGAAAATCGTATGACGGCGATGGTTCGTGCTGGTTCTAAGGGTGGACCTATTAATATTGCTCAAATGATTGCTTGTGTTGGTCAACAAAATATTGAAGGTAAGAGAATTCCGTATGGGTTTGAGGATCGTACTCTTCCCCATTTTAAGAAATACGACGATGGTGCAGAAGCACGCGGGTTTATTCAGAACTCCTTTATTAATGGTCTAACACCCACGGAATTCTTCTTCCACGCTATGTCTGGGCGTGAAGGTCTTATTGATACTGCTGTAAAAACTGCAGATACTGGATATATTCAGCGTCAGTTAGTGAAGGCGATGGAAGACCTTGTCGTTCAAAATGACGGCTCTGTACGAGATGCGAATATGAATATTACACAGTTTCATTATGGCGAGGATGGGATTAATTCTACTAAAATAGAGAATCAGTATGTAGATTTATCTAAGCTTTCTAGAGAAGATATTACGCGTGATTTTGGCCTAGAAGGTGTTGATTTGAAGGCCGTTCTTGCCGATGGTATTGATCGCGGCAACGATGCCGATGCATTGAAAAAATATGCCCAGCAAATTCGCAAAGACCAAATCATGATTGTGGAAGGTGTGTTTCGCAGTGGCAATCAAGGGTCTCTGTACTCGGCCGTAAATCTGGAACGTCTCATTCTGAATATTAAAATCAAATTCGGCCTCAATGATAAGGTGAAGACGAATCTCACACCAACCCACGTGCTTGCTGGAATTGAGGCAGTTCTTGAGAAGACACAGCGATTTCACAAAGCATGGGCGGCCCTTCTAAGATATACCATGAGTCCTATGAAAATGATTGTGCGTGACAGATTTACTGAATCTGCCTTTGACACATTATGTGAAATGCTCGTTACAAAGAATTGGCAAGCGTGGGTTCAGCCTGGTGAGCAAGTGGGAATTATTGCCGCCCAGAGTATTGGAGAGCCTTCTACACAGATGACTCTAAACACCTTCCACTTGGCTGGTGTGGCAAGTAAGTCAAATGTAACACGAGGTGTTCCACGATTGAAGGAACTTCTCAAAGTCACGCAAAATCCAAAGGCAGTTTCATTAACAATTCCTTTGAAAAAAGAATACCGCAATTCAAAGGCGAAGGCGAGAGAATTGAGTCAAGAATTAGAGCTAACTCTTCTGCGTGATATGACTCTCAAGACTGCCATATACTTTGACCCGAAAGATTCAGAGACTGTGTTAAAGGAAGATAGAGAATTGATTGCATTCTTTAAAATGTTTGAACTGGATTCTTCTAATCCAGAACAGCCTATGACGAATGATACATGGAGCAAATATATTTTGCGCCTAGAGTTAAATCAGCAAGTGATGTTTGATAAGAATATTACAATGGATGATATCTTGTATGTTCTTCGTCGCAGATTTGAGGACGAATTTCAAATGGTATATTCGGACTTTAACAGCCAGAAACTTGTTATGAGAATTCGTTTATCTAAGGAGAGTTTGGACGTAAGTACGAATGCCGATCCTTCTTCTCTTGACGCCCTTGCTTCCTATAAGAAATTTCAAAATAAGCTATTAAATGCTGTGATTATTCGTGGCCTTCCTGGAATTAAAGGTGTGACGTTTCGCAAAGGTTCTGAAAAGCTGGCATATAATGAAAAAGATGGAAAGTATGAGGCATCAGAAGAATATATTCTTGATACAGATGGGAGTAATTTCTTGGAAGTTATGAATCATCCTGCGGTAGATTCATCGCGAGTTACGAGCACACATGTGTATGATATTTATCCTATTCTTGGAATTGAAGCAACTCGCCATATTCTTTATACAGAAATTACAACACTCTTTGAAGACGGTCAAATTAATTACAGGCATCTTGGTCTTCTTGTAGATGTTATGACACGAGCTGGACGTCTAATGTCTGTTGATAGATATGGGATTAATAAGCTGGATATTGGTCCTCTTGCAAAAGCAAGTTTTGAGGAGACTGAGCGTATCTTGTTGAAAGCTGCAGTCTTTGGTGAGATTGATCCAATTACTGGCGTGAGTGCAAATATTATGACAGGGCAACCAATTCGCGGAGGCACGGCGTTTAGTGAAATTCTTCTTGATGAAGCGGCCGTTCTTCGCCTTCAGAAAGGCTTGCCTCCTGTCACTGATTTACGCGCTGGAAGAGAAGCCGTATTTGTTGAAGACTTGGATGAGGAAGTTCCAAAGGATGATATGTGCTCTCCTTCTCGTTTGAAGTTGAATCTCACTATGCCCATTTCTAAGACGCGTATTGTGGATGAGCCTGATATTGAATTCGTTGAGCTAGAAGAGGATTCGAATGCCTAAACATTCACCAAGATTATATAGTAATGGCGTCGGATGAGGATACTCCGTGGGAAATTAATCAATTTATATCGTTACATTTAGAGATATTACCATATATTTTACAAAATGGGTGGAAAGAGTTAGACCATGAAAAAATAACAACTTTGAAAAATTGTATATCTGTTTCGTGTAATCCAAATGTATGGGAAATACGAAAGAAAATAACAAATCCATATGAAGCTATTTTTTCAGGCGATAGTAGTTCGTTTCCAACAATTGCGAAAGTTCAACCATTAAGTCGTTCTTATTTTAAAATGATTGAAATGCTTGGACTTATTCATTTCTTTGACACATTTCCGAAAGATACTCCATTTATATCGGCACATATTTGTGAAGGGCCTGGTGGATTTATTCAACATGTTGTTGAACAATTGGAGGCTCGTAATATTCCAACAAAAGCAATTCATGCAATGACGCTAAAACCAAGTAAATCGCATATCCCTGGTTGGAAAAAATCAATACATTTTATGAATAAGTATAAGAAAATAGATATTACCTATGGAGAAGATAATACTGGGAATATATTAAATATAAAGAATCAAGACTTCTTTTGTAAGAAAGCTGCTGGATCACATTTATTTACGGCTGATGGTGGATTTGATTTTAGTGTCGATTATACAAATCAGGAATATATGGCATTTCCATTAGTAGTTTCTTCTTTTCTAATAGGTCTTGGGACTTTAGAAAAAGGCGGTGTAATGATTATTAAATTATTTGATATTTATGCCAGGGCAACACAAGATTTATTCTTAGGATGTGCCACATTTTTCAAACAATTTACACTTTATAAACCGGCTACAAGTCGCCCATGTAATTCAGAGCGTTATTTTATTGGACAAGGATTTCTAGGAAACTCTCATAATTTACAAGAATGGTTGAATACATTAAAGTCAGCATTAAAACGACATGAGCAATCTCCTATTACACAACTCGTTCAAGGCGAATGGCCGTCTGAAATTATACATGCGGTGAAAGAGCAGATTAGCTATCAAGAAGGTATTCAAATGAAAAGTATAGAAGATACTTTGAATTTGGATAAAAATACATTATATGAAAAAATTAAACAGAATATACGATTAAGTAGAGAATGGTGTAATACGTTTGGTGTTGAAATTCTTCGCTAAACTAGGTACTTGCAGGCTTATCTTCACCAATATTTGGTTTAATAAAAGTATCATATAAACGTTGTCCAACAATAACTGACGCCTGATCTTGTGTCATATCGCCAGTTCCCATACGTTCTAACATTGCCAACATTGTTCTTAATGACGCTTCGTTATTAATATCAATTTTGAATAACATTTTAAATAAGGCTGGAAATTTCATAGCAAATTCTTTTACACTAGGATTTTCTTGAACTTCTTCTTGTGTTTTTCCTTCCTCTTTGAATTGTTTAATACGGTTTATATTTTCTCGTATATATACTGTTCTCTCTGCTGCAACGGCAGGTTCAATAGGAACAGATTGCTCTTCAGGAGGCATTGCAGGCATTCCAGGCATTCCACCGGGTCTTCTTGGTTGCATGTAGTATTCTATACTGATTTTAAAATTTCGTTTTTATTTATAACCGCGTTTTATACTAGAAGAATGTCAACCCTTCCCCCTGAGCCGACATTCAATAAAAATGTGCCAGTTATATCTTCTGCTGGAGGAACTGCCGATGCGTATAATGACCCAAAATCACCAGAATCTATTATGAGAAATACAGCAATGATTGAAGCACAAACATCTGTAAATGCAAAATACGATGTGAATTTAGAGAAAGAGAAGAAAAAAGAAGGATTCAAAGGAAACAAAGGTCTGAGAAAACCTAACACAATGAAAAAAAAAATATTTATATTTTTTTCACTCATTGCTCTCCTATTTATCACGCTGTCCAATCATAAAAAGAATAAGAAATCATTTCTGATCTTATTTCTTGCGTCAGCCTTTTTATTAATTACTATATACTTCATACAGAATGATTACATCCGACCCTAATTCTCCTAAATTAGAAGCTCGCCTTCGCAGTATATTAGAATGTTTAATAAAATTTAAACAAGCACTTGTTAATAAATATACATTAACCTCACAAAAACCATCCATTTTACACAATCTTAGTCCTTTTTTACGATTACAGACAAATATTCTCAATGATTGTTTTACCACAATGACATTTCCAGAAATGACTGATGACACTGATTTAAATGATTGTATTGAATGTTTGAAGAAATGCTTACATCCTTGGAATTCCGATTTATCTATTCTAGGACCTCAACTATGTGAGAAAATTTTAATTACATCAGATTTAAATTTATCACATGAATTAATTGAAGAAGTTTTAAAAATTTATCTTCCTGAACAAGAAATAGATGGAGTTTCCTCTTCTGAAGAAGAATATGTCAAAGAAAAATAAATCAGTAAAATTACATAATAATAAATGTCCCCTTGGATATGTTAAAAGAAAGGGTTATACGCGTAAAAATACTGGTAAACATATAACTGCAAGATGCATACGTAGTACAAGTCCTTATGCACCAACTCTAAAGAAACCAAAGGCAAAATCAAAGAAGGAATGTCCTTCTGGAAAAATTCCAAGAGCATCTTATACTCGACATGTAACTAAAAATGGTATAAGCAAAAACATAAAAGTCAAATCAACATGTGTTAAAGAAGTTAGTTCGAAACCTTTGCTTAAGACAATAGGACCTCTTAGAAAAGGAGAATTGAGAAAATTCGGTTATAATTATAAACTCTCCGAATCAATACGGCGTTCTGCATTAAATACGGGAATAAAAGAATTAGGTGCATTGAATGTTTATAGAAAATTGGATGCTGTTGCTAAGCTGAGTGAACGAGAAAATCCATTAGCACATATGGTATTTAAGGCAGATAGAGATTGGATACGTGCGAACTATGTTTTAAAGGCGTTTTAGAATACTAGACAAATATAGATGTTGGGGTTTGTCATCACAACACTTATATTTATTTTTGGAATTTTAGCTATTTCTAAAATATCAGACTTTGAAGAAGTAAAATCAAATTGGGCTAAATATCGTTGTCGCATTGATGTGATGATGATGGCAGATTATTATGGACATGATTCTGGCGAAAATTTGGGGTTTTGTTTAAAAGAGGCGTTTGATGGCCGAGCAAAAGAAGCACTTGGTCCTTTCTATGTATATTTAGGAAAATTCGTGAGTGTGTTGATGACGATGTTGAGTAGTTTGAACTCAATTCGTATGATTTTTGCAACAATTGTGGGATCTGCTACACAGATTTTCTCGGAATTTTCAGAACGTATTCAAGCTTTATTTAATCGGTTTCAAATGTCTGCAATTCGTATGAAAATGTTAATGGGACGTGTGTTTGCAACAATGTATGCTATAATCTTTATGGGTATGTCTGGATTAAAAGGAATGTCAAATTTAGGAAATACATTCTTATTTAAATTCTTAGACACATTTTGTTTTGATCCAGATACTTGTATTGAATTAGAATCTGGTAAATCACTACGTATTCAAGATATTAAGATTGGAGATATCTTGAAAGGGGGACATCGTGTAACAGCAACATTTCAATTTGCAGCAGACGGCCAAGGAATGGTTCGTTTTCCTAGACAGTCCAGACAGTCCAGACAGTCCAGACAGTCCAGACAGTCCGAAGATATTCTCGTATCCACAAATCACTACATTTTACACAATTCGCGATGGATTCTATCAAACGATCATCCTCTTTCTATTCCAACAGAGTGTTGGATGGGTGGCGAGAAACGTCCTCTCATATGTCTAAATACAGATACTCATATAATACCAATTGGAGAGTATATTTTTAGAGATTATGACGAGACTTCTGAGGGAGATAGTGCTGCGATGGCACTCGCAACAACTATGTTAAACGGCGGAAACTATAACAAAGAATATAAGACTACCATGAATTCTGAAATGGCGTGTCATCCCAAAACACTTCTTAAGACGAAAGACAACAAACACAAC